GGATTAGGTGTTGCACCATTGGTGGGTGCGATTGTACATCCTGTAATTGGTGCAGCGAAGTCTATTTCAGATATTAAAATTCTACCTTCTACAGGTGTTTCCATAGGAATATCCACTGCTAATTTCAATAATGCTACAGGTCAATTAGAAGTTACCACTGTCAAAGCACATAAATTTAGAAAAACAAACGAACAAGTAAAATTAGTTGGTTTAGGATTCACATATTCAGGATCATTCAGTGTTACTGATGCAACTTACGATCAGTTTACTGGTGTTCTTCAGATGACGATTGGACAGCATGATCTACCAATTGGATATCCAATTAAAATCGCTGATAGTTCATTAGTATTCCAGTGTAGTAAAGATAATTATGGATCAGAACATAACTATCCAAGACCAGGTACAGATCCACTAGCAGGTGGAGTTGCCACACCAATCATAGCAGCAACAAGTCAAACAATTACAGTTAATGCTGGTGCTGCAAATACAACAGATACTTATAAGTATGTCAGTGGTGGAACTGTCACATTTGGAACTGAACATGGTTCTAAATCAGGAACTTTCCCAACAGTGGCACAAGATCGTCCATTCTCTATTACAGGAATTACTTCAGAGAAAACATTCATATGTGATATTGGTATCAGCACTATTAAACACATATATGTTGGTCAGGGAACTGCTACTCCATTCTATACAGATTTGAATTTTGGTTCTGGATATAGAGGTTCTGTTTCAATCGGTGTAACAGATGAAATATACAATCATAAATTTGTAAGAGCAGGTGTTAATTCTATAACTGCAAATACTGGTGCTACATTTACTGCAACTAATGCAATATACGATTCACGTACAGGTGATTTACTATTAACCATACCAAATCATGGATTAGTCGCTGGAACAAATACAATTGGTATATCAACAGAATCATTAGTATTAAGTTGTTCAAGAGATAATTATAAGACTGATCATGGTTATCCAAGAACTACTGATCCTGCACATAATGCTAATTTGGCGATAGGTTCTACTTCAATTAATACTCTTACAGTTAACGTAGGTCCTGGTGGTGGATCTGGATCAGGTGCAAGTGTAACAGCAACAGTAGGACTTGGTGGAACTTTAGCATTTACAATTGGTGCTGGTGGTACAGGTTATATAAACCCAATAGTTACTATTCCACAACCATCATATGACAACTTACCAGTAACAGGTATTTCAAGATTAGGTGTTGGAGCAACCACAGACACTGGTTCTGGTCAACTTATGACAATTGATGTAGGTGCATCTGAATTAACAGTAGGTATAGGAACTACATTATCAACTGCAAAATCATTTAGTATTGCCAGAGAAGGTCATTCATTTAAGATTGGTGATAAGTTTAAACCTGTGGGATTAGTTACTGCAAGGGAAGTAACATCAATGACCGATGTTGAATTTACAGTTCTTGATACATTCTCTGATAAATTTACTGCATGGAATTTTGGTGAATTTGATTTTATTGATTCGATTAAAGATTTACAGAATGGAGTTAGAACAAGATTCCCATTAAGATACAATGGTGAATTAGTATCATTTGAAAAAGATCCAACTGATCCTGATTCTGCGTTAATTGACCTTGACGCTCTACTTCTAATATTCATAGATGGTGTGATACAAAATCCTGGTGAGGCATACAACTTTGAGGGTGGTGGAACAACATTTACATTTACAACTGCACCATCACCTAATGACGAGATCTCAATATTCTTCTATCGTGGAACAGAGGGAGAAGATAGTGCTTCTGTTGAAGTAAAAGAGACTGTGAAAAAAGGTGATTTACTTCAAGTTTCAAATATTGGAATTACTACAGCACAAACAACAAGAACAATCGCTGGTATTACAACATCAGATACAGTTCAAACAAACATATACTCTGGACTTGGTATAGATGAAAATAACTTCAAACCTGTCAACTGGACAAAACAAAAGGTTGATAAGATTATTAACGGTGAAGTTGTTTATAAATCAAGAGATTCTATTGAAGGTTTAGTTTATCCATCAGCAAAAATCATCAAGGACATAGCAACATCTGATGATGAGATTTATGTGGACAACGCACAATTCTTTAATTATGAGGAAAATGAATCTACAATTAACATAGTTGATCAAGTATCTGGATTAATTATTCCATCTGTAGATCCAGTTGCTGCTGGCATAACAGCGATCATTGCTGCTAATGGCACATTATCTCAACTTGTGATTAATGAAGGTGGAAGTGGATATGTGGGATCATCTGCCACAATATCAATCGCTCCTCCTGTTGGAGTAGGAACAACTGCTACTGCTACAGTTACTCTAACTAATGGTGTTATAACTGGAACAACAATTACTAATGCTGGAACTGGATATTCAGTTTCTAATCCTCCAGTGGTTCTCGCATCATTCCCTAGATTTTCTAATGAGGTTGTTGCTTCAATTGACACCATTGAGGGATTCTCTGGTATCGTAACTGGTATTACTACAACCACCGTAGGAGTATCAACACTAGGATTGAAGTTCTTCTTGAATAAACCTGCATCTAACTGGGGAAGTCTTTCTGCTGGTGATCCGATATATATCTATGATACTACAATAGGTGCAGGTGTAACATCACTTGCTACTAGTGGTGCTGATGGTGATGTTGTTGGAATAGGAATTTCCTTCTTCGATAATATATACCATATACAATCTATAACCTCATCAGGAACTAATGCTGAAATAATTACAAACATTCATTCAAATGCTGGATCGAGTGTAAGTGGTATTTCATCTCTTGGTTCAGTTGAAATGGGTAAATTCTCATGGGGTAAATTATCCACTGTGACTAGATCATCAACACCTATATCAATAGGTGTAGCTGGACTTACTGTTGGACTAGCAACAGCGTCTGGAATATCCACATTCCCAACCATCCAAAGACGCAATTATGGATTCAATGATGGCGGTGCTTTAAAAGCGGATCTTGGGTAGTATAAATATAGAAAAAAGCTAATCATAATGGCTGCAATTGTAACAGATCAATTTAGAATATTAAACGCAAGTAACTTTGTGGAGTCTGTTGAGAACTCCTCAAACTCTTACTATGTCTTTGCGAGTTTACCAAATCCTGCTCCATCAACCATTGGTTTTGGAAGAACTGGAACAGATGTCGCAAACTATAATTCTAATGTAATACCACCAGTAGATAGTATCAATAATACTAATCATGTTTCAGATACAATGTTATTTGGAAGAAGAATAGGAGATGCTAACGTAAGAAGACTGATAAAGAAAAGAACTTGGACATCAGGTACAACATATGAAATGTACCGACATGATTATACAATAAATTCCAAATCACCATTAACTGATTCATCAAGATTATATGATGCAAATTATTTTGTAATGAATAAAGACTTTAATGTCTATATTTGCATTGACAATGGATCATCAGGAATCAATACAAATGGAAATGCATCAAAAGATGAACCATTATTCACTGACGTAGAACCAAGTAAGGCAGGTGAAAGTGGAGATGGTTACATATGGAAGTATCTATTTTCAGTATCTCCAAATGATATAATCAAATTTGATTCAACTGATTTTATTGCAGCACCTAATAATTGGTCATCATCCACGGATGCTCAAATAACTGCAGTTAGAGATAACGGAAACTCCCTTGTAAATAATAATCAAATTAAAAAAGTTTATATTGATAAGCAAGGATTGGGTTATTCACCAAACATAAGTGGTTTAGAAGTCAATATTTTAGGTGACGGTACTGGTGGAAAGGTAGTTGTAGACACAAATAATCTAGGAAAAATTACCAGTGCGACTGTTTCTGCTGGTGGTCAAGGTTATTCTTATGGAATGGTTGATTTAGGAACAATAAACGCTGGAGTAACTACCACTAATGCTGCAAAATTAATACCAATTATTCCTCCATCTAATGGACATGGATATGATTTGTATAAAGAACTAGGTGCAGATAAGGTTTTAGTATACGCTAGATTTGACGATTCTACTAAAGATTTTCCGATTGATACTAAATTTGCACAGATTGGTATTATTAAAAATCCAAATCAGGCAGGATCATCAACTACAGTATTCACAGAAGCTAAATTTTCATCTTTGTCAGGCATAAAGTTTAGTAGTGTGTCTGGAACTTTACCGACTGCTGGTAATATTATAAGACAAACAGTTTCAAATACTAATACTGCTAAAGGATATGTTGCATCTTATGATGCTGAAACAAAAGTTTTAAAATATTTCCAAGACAGATCACTGTTTTTCAATGGTGATACAGATGATCAAACTGACTTTGTTGGTGTTTCTACAAGTTCAAAAATAGAAGCATTTGAATCATCAGCTAATCCTGTCACAACCTTACAAGGTTTTACTGGAACTGTTGATACTACATTCACTGATAGTAAAGTAAATCCTACGGGATCAAAAGTAATCAGTCTTGATACTGAATTCACTTCAGGTCTCTCTATTCCAGAGATAAATAAAGGGACAGGTGATATAATCTACATTGATAATAGACCTCTAATTTCCCGAAACGCAAGGCAGAAGGAAGACATCAAAGTTATATTGGAATTTTAAAAAATGCCACAGAAAACTAATTTAAATATAAGTCCATATTACGATGACTTTGATAAGAATGATAATTTTTATAAAGTCTTATTCAAACCAGGATTCCCTGTACAAGCAAGAGAATTAACAACTCTTCAGTCAATTTTACAAAATCAGGTTGAATCTTTTGGATCTCATATGTTTAAAGAGGGATCTATGGTGATACCTGGTGGTATTACATTCGATCCTCAATATTATTCTGTTAGATTAAATTCAGAGCATTTAGGAATACCAATATCTTTATACATTGACCAATTAGTTGGATTAAGATTAACTGGTCAAAATTCTGGTGTAACCATAGTCATAGACAAATATCTACAACCATCAGATTCTACAGAGGTTGATGATACTACAATATTTGTCAAATATGTTAGTTCTGGAACTAATAATGATGGATCTGGTTTAATTGACGGAGAACCACTTCTTACTGAAACTGTATTTTCATATGGAAACACGGTATTTAATGAAGGTGATAGTGTTTTAACTCTGATATCTGAATCTGCAAGTGCTGTTGGTTCAGCAGCTGCCATATCTGATGGAGTTTATTTTATAAGAGGAACTTTTGTTGATGTTGCTGCAAGTAAAATTGTTCTTGATCCATATACAAATACTCCATCATACCGTATAGGTTTAAGTATTCAGGAAGAATTAATAAGTGCAAAAGATGATGATTCATTATATGATAATGCAAGAGGATTTACAAACTTTGCTGCACCAGGTTCTGATAGATTAAAAATAGGACTTGTTCTTGTTAAAAAATCCATATCAGATACTAGTGATAAAACTTTTGT